CCTCTACGAACTTGATGATGGCGTTGTTTTCTTCCCTTAGTCGCTCCAAACGCTTTTGGGTGGCTTCTGCTTCCTTGCGTTGGCGTTCTTTGACCTGTGCCTCCCTCTTTTGGTCTGCTGCGATTTGGGCGTTCGTGTGGGCTTCGTATGCATCCCGGTAATTGGAGAGGGCTGCTTCTTCACGCAACAACGCCTGCTCCCTTGCCTTGGCTGCGATGGCTGGGTCGGGTAGGTTCAGGAACCTGCGGACTGCTGCGGTGAGTTCGTCCCACTTGGCGATAAGTAGCCCTACGGCTGCGATGGCTGCACCGATACCCGTTGCAAGGAGGGCAATCCTAAACGCTTTCATCGCCCCGGTACTTGCACCGACTGCGGTTGCGTAGAGTGCCTGCGCTGCTGCTTGGCCTTGGGTTATCAGGATGGAGTCCTTGTTGAGCAGGTTGGCAACCTGCTGCACTCCGTTAGCGAGAGCCATCGCCCCTTGGACCTTCAACAACGCCTTCTGCAAGTCCTCATTTTCGGACCCGAACAACGCTGCTGCACCTTGGGCGATTTGGAAGCCAGCGGTGATTCCTTGGATTCCAGCGACGAAGGTGTCGATGTTTCGTGTGTCCGATGCGAGGTTTTTGATCCGCTGGCTTGTGTCCCCGATTTGGTCCTTGAGTTTCCCTGCCTCTTGTTCCATTTGCTTGAAAGCCTTCGTGCCTTCTTGCCCGGCCAAAGCCATCTCGGTCAGGGTCTTTTGGAGTTCCCTAAGCCGTTGTTTGGCACTCGTCGTGCCTTGTGCGGTTGAGTCTTTAAGCCCTACTTCGAGGACGATTTCTTTAGTTACTGCCATAGTGTTTATTTATCCTGCCATGATGGTATTCCCGACGCAACCTCTAAGACCTGACCTTCGGTTCCGATGCCCAAGTTGACCCAAGCGGTGCCGTCCCAATACTTGATGTCCCCTGCCGCATCGCCCGGAGTGAACCCTGCACCTGCTGGACCGGGGTCGCCCTGCGCACCTGTTGCACCCGTTTCACCCGGAGGACCTGCAACCGCTGGGAGTTCTTTGATGGTTGGAATTGGAGGTACTTCGTTCGGGTAGTCCGAGTCCGTTGCTGGAACCGGGCCGTCGTAGGGTAGGTAACCGATTTGCTTTGGAACGAACTCGGTTAGGTTGAGAATCCTGCGAAGGGTTACCCGGCAAGGTTTCTGCTGACCTATCTCGTAGTCCCGAATCTCAAGCAGCCTCCAACGGACCCCTCCGTAGTAGATGGGAGTGCGGAAGTCAAGTTGGCTGATGTCCACGGCATTGAGCATGATGGAGAGTTCCAACTGCATCGCCTCACGGCTGACGGTTTCTTGGATGAAATTCCACCAATAGATGTTGAACAGGTTGTTGTTCGTGTATGCGTAAGGGTCGCTATTTGCGGCGACATTCACCGCATAGTACAACTGCTTAGGGATTCCAAAGGCAAGGTCAAAATCTGCTGCGTAAGGGTTGTTAAGGTGGCTGACAAAGGGCAGATTCAGCAACGACTCTGCGAGTGCTACCGAACCGCTGACCCCGTATTGGTAGGCCCACGTCGTCGGTGCTTCGATGAGGTTGTACTGGGCTATGCGGTAACCGCTCTGCAAGGTCTTGATGGTTCCCGACAAAGCAGAGCCATCCAAGTCCCAAGCCCTGCCGATTACCTTGTCAGTCGTGAAGTTTGCAGGGATTAGAGTGCTGCAAGCGAGTTCGACGACGTTCTCGCCTTTGCCGTAGAAGTTGTCGGTCGTGAAGATTCGTCCTCCGTAGCCTTCCTTTGCAAGCGGGTAGTTCGATTTATCCAACTTTGACAAATAGTCCCCGGCATCCTTGTACTTGAACACGATGGTCTTGTATTGGTTCGGGTCGCCGTTCGTGATGTTCTGCTCTGCGTTCTCATCCGATTTCTGCGACCAGTCCACGACCCCTGATGAATAGAAGTCCACCCAAGGCTCCACGATGAGGTTCTTCGGGTCGGCAGGGTCCGGCATGAAGTAGAGGTTGAACATCTTTTGCAAGTCTTGCAGGAGGTCCGATTGCTTCACGTCAGCAGGCAAAGCCGTAGCCATGTCAATCGTCCCAATACTCGTTGGATTCTCCAAACACTCCCAAAGGACCGTTGAACCGCTCAAGAGATTGCAGGCCGTGCTTCCAACGCCTGTCATCAAGACCCTTATTTGGCTGCTGGTATTCAACTGGATATTGCTCCAAGTGATTACATTGGTTCCACTTGCTTGAGCCGTAAAGCCCCTTGATGGACTGACGACTCTACTCGTTGATGCGTCGTATAGGTAGAGAAAATTGTAGGTTTGATTGATGAACTGCGTGACTTGTCCAAAGTCCAATTTAACCGTTACGTTCCATCGGGTTGGTAGCGCAGGGAGTTGTAGAGTGCTTGTCCCTGTGTTCCAATAGCCGGGGCGGTCATAATAAGGACTTGAGTCGTCGGCAAAGTTTAGGTAACCACTAAAAGTCCCTGAAAAGTTTTGACCGCTCGTACTTGCAGCAAAAATGTTTGACCCGGACAGGTTTACCGATAATTGCCCGGCAGCGTAAGGCATGACCAATTTGCCGAACCGCTCCGAGTTGAAGAACTCCGATGTGTACCGATACCCTGCCTGTGCGAAGATGAGGTCCACCATCTTTTTGACGTATATGCTTGGGGTCATCTTCCAGTAAGGAACCGCAAACCATCCCTGCGTTGTAGCGTCCGTATAGCCGTAGTTGTCAACCAAGCCGTAAACGTAACCGCTCGCACCCGATGCGGTCCAAGTCGCAGAAACATGAGCAGAAGTCAGCGTGTGGTTCATCCCGCTTACCCCAACGGTTGTCGCAAGGAGGTTGCCCTCAATCGACTTGAACAGGCTTACGTCGTCCGAGAACAGGCCCACTTCGTAGGTTACCTCGCCCCGAATCTTGGACATGGAAATCAGTTGCAGGACCCCGCTGAACACCTGCACCCCGTCCTCCCACATCGCAGCACGAATCTTCTTGTTCGGTTGGAACCCACCCACGAAGGACTGGATGTTGTAAGCATGACCAAAGCAATCCCGATTTGTTGTCGTATTAGGCAACGTGATGGTCTTGGAGAACGACCCCCTCCGCTTAGTTATGTCGGCAATATCCTCCACGCTGAACGTGAGGGCGATGTCAATCTCGCCCATGGTATCGAGGACGTAGGGAACCTCTGCGTTTGAATCGTTGAGAGGGTAGGCAATTAGCGTAACGCTCATAGGATGTTGTTCTTGTAAGCCACGGCAACCTCGACCTGCAACTGAGTCAAGCGGTCGTTCCTGCGAGTCGTGAATTGGTAAGTGTTGGCGTTGACGATGGCTTCGACTAATTGCCCATCCAGTTCAAGCCATACCTGCCCGGATCGGATCATCTCAATCAGCCACTCGGATTCGGCATCGGTCAGCCAATCCGAGTTGAGTGCGTAAACGTAGTCGAACTCACCTGCCCAAACTTTGTCGTAGGTCGTGGTCGCATAAACGTCCGAGTTGTAGCCGAACGTCTGCCTGCTGATGTTGGCCCTCTTGCGGTTCTTTAGCGTGAAGGTGTAAGAATCAATACCCCCGTACTTGTTTTGGAAGTGAACCGGGATGGAGTTGAACCGCTGGCATTGCCCGATGACGTACCTCTGACGAATCGTGATGTTTGCCCCCCTTGAGAAGTAAACGTCGTAGAAGTCCCCGGCATTGCCTTGGAATAGGTAATCTCCGGGGTTCCCGTCCAAGCATTGTCCCGACGTAAGGGCTTTGAGGTTCATTGGCCCGACCCCGAAGCGGATGACATTCGACCCCGATACACTAGACGCTAACACATCGAACTGCCTTGCAAAGGTCGCTCCTGTTGCACTCCAGTATTGGATGTAAGCCTTCTCGACCGCGTAGTTAAACTGCCCGATTGAAAGCCATCCGTATCCGTCGGCATAGACCGTGCGAGTCGTCGGGGTTGTTAGCATTCGATTCGTGTCGTTGACGATAACACCGCTCGGAAAGTACAGACCACCACTCCAAGTCGCAAGTTCTAACTGCTCCAAGTTTCCTGCGAAGGAAACATTTCCCGACACGGTGGTTACCGTTCCCGTGTACACGACTGGGGTGTTGCCGTATTCCTCCATGAAGTCGAGCCTGTACCCCGAATAGTACCCGGCGTGATCAACGAATCCCGTTTGGGTCAGCGTTGGCTTAGTCGGTGCAATCAGCGTTTCAACGACCTTGGCAACGTCAAAGAACCCGAAGTTGGTGGTGGGCAGTTTGTCGCACTTTAGCCGGGCAAGGGTCGTCCCTGCTGGGTTCTTGACATCGCAGACGTACCTGTAATTTGGTTGTGCAATCAGCGAACCGCTGACCTTGAAGAGCATCTTGTTGTAAACGGGGGTTGCCACTTGGGGTGACCCTGAAAGGACGGTTGTTGCCATTTTATAGTTTGGTTGCTACGCTTATGGATTTGCCAAGGGTTTCAGCGATTGTGTTCACCAAAACGTCTATCATTTCGGGGGATAGGGCGTTAGACATGAAGTTCGTGGCCCGTGTTCCTCGCTGGAATACCCAATAGGCTACCGACCTACCATCCACCAATCCCTGTTCCTGCTTGGTCCGCATCCGCTTGAGTTCACGGGAATAGGTTGGCACAACTGCTTTTTCCTTGTTGGCTATCCAATCGGCCATGGCTTGGGCAGGTGGGTACTTGTCCTTGTATTGGAATGGCGACCTTGGAGCCTTTACGCTTGATGTTTTGCCTCGCACCCCTTGGTCAACGTACTTCCAATAGGGGTTGGCCATGATAGCCACGACGATTTGCTTTGCCGATAGTTCGATGTCTTCGGGTGCGATGGATGCCGATAGCGTTCCCCCTGCGTTGGCGTTGGCTGCTTCGAGGTTTTTCTTCGCAAGTTCGATGACCCGTTCAATCCACTTGACCAGCACGTCATAGGTTGGCGACTTGCCTCCACCCTTGGGGCCAACGACTGAACCAATGCCCTCCAAGGCGGTTTGGTCGATGCCCTTCATCGAACCGCTGCCGAACTTACCTACGGGTTGGCCATTCGCAAGTATGGTTGTTTCCATGTGGGTAAATGTCCCCCGTGCTGGAATGTGTAGTCAGGACAGGATTCGAACCTGTGCGAGTACACGCCCTTTTAATTAACGGTTGTACCCTACGTATAGCGTCTACCATTCCGCCACCTGACTAATGCAAATATACTACTTTCTTCTTGCTCTTTCCGCTTCCATCCTCTCCGCTTCCAAAATGTCGTGAATCAGGAGGGCGTAGTTCAAGAACTCTACCGCCTTCATTGCGAAGATGGCATCGAATTTCAGTACGTCTTTGTTGGCCATCCTCCACACGACCATCAGCCAACCGTAGCCAGCGAGAGGGCTTACGTCAGCCCCTCGGCCTTCGTCATCAGGTGCTTGGAATAGTCGCTCAAAACTTTCAAGTAGGACTCTGAACTTAGCAAAAAAAAACTGACAACGCCCCAAACGTCCCCAACCTTGGCGTACTTCTTCATGAGTTCGGCTCGCTCGGCATGGGCAGCCCCGTCGTACTTTTTCGGAAAGAATCCGAATAGACCACCCTCCCTGCACAAGGTCGCCATGATTCGGTGGAGGTTTTGGAGCAGTTGTTTTTCGTCGGTCGTGTTTGCGTCCATTAACTCTATCAACTGACCTGCCGTCAACTCGTCCGTGAACACCGTCGGAATCCACCACTTGCCCCCGGCTTTGAACTTTCGCTTGTAACCCAACGCAGGCAATGCGTTCCACTCGCTGATAATAGCCTTGTAACGCTTTAGGACGCTCTTGGCGGGCATTTCTCGAACGATTGATATATCGACCCCCTCAACGATTGCGACGACCCCTGCACGCTTGTCGTAGTCCCCAAGGACGCTGCTGAACTCAATGGCTCCGATGCGCTGGAACTGGTCAATGGTCAGGTCTTGGAGTTTCATAGTTTCAGGAAGGTTTTGTAGGACGATGCCGACGATGCCGATGCAAGGTACTGGCTGAACTCCTTATCAGCCTTGCGTTCTTTCTCCGAGTAATACCAAGGAATGTGCCTCGCTGACTCAAGCAACGAAACCCCACCGATGAAGTACTCCTGCCGATTGTAAACGGCAAAGGTCGTGTCGATAGGCACGTCAACTCTTGCCGCCATGATGACCCTTGAGTTACGCTGACGAGTCGCCTCGTAGTTGTTGACGTGGGTATAGTACGACGACCTTGGAGGCACGTCATCCCATCGCAGCGACAGGCCGACCTTGCCTGCTTGGGGGAATTGTTGCAACCACTCCAAGCACATGGGAATCGTCCGCTTGCTGGTCTTGTAAAGGTCAAGGTCCGGGTCTGTAACCGCATAGTAAGGCTCGCCAAGTTTCTGCACCAAGCCCGAAGTCCATGGGGCTTGATGCCCCAAGTTTTCGCCAAGCATCACGACCTTGCAGGGGTTGGTGGCGTACCACTCCAGCAAAGGTTCGTAGGTTGAACCGTTGTCCACGATGTAGATGTCCCCAATCCCCTCCCACTTGCTCAAGTCCCTGACCATCGCCTTGGGCCACGTCAGCAGGTTGCGGTTGTTGATGATTACGGGGATGCCCATGGTTAGAACTTGTAAACGGCAATAAGGTCGTCGTATCGGCCCGATTCGCTAAGGTCTATGGCCTCAAAGATTGAATTGCTCGGTGCTACGGCTGACAGGTTCACGAACCAATCCTTGCTCTGCACGTCTTCAATCATTAAGACACCGCCTTGGTTCATTAATGGTGCATACAGGCTGACGACCTGCAACATGGAGTCTAAGGTGTGCGGGCCGTCGTCCAGCAGAAAGTCGATGCCGTTCTTAAAATAGTCCCTTGCGACTTGCACGGATTCGGGGGTGTAGGCCGATGCGATGTGAAGCCTTGAACGAGTCCAGTCAATGTGCTTGTCAGCCTTTGGTTTGACTTGGTTGGCAATGTCGTAGAACAGGAACTTGGCCTTGGGCAGATACTTGCACCACATAGCCATGGACCCTCCGTGCCAAACCCCTATCTCCACGAAGTTGATGGAGTCGGCTCGCATTTCAGCCAAGTACTTAGCATAGGTGCTTGTGTAGTTGTGGCCGTTGGCCTTGTCGGTTCCTCCCTCCCAGTCAGCACCATTGAGGTCTAACTCGTCGAGGATGGCGATTAATTCTTTGTCTTTCATGGTTAAAATGTGATTACAAACTTTTCGGGACCCGGCCAACCGGGGTTGGTGTCGTGGACCTTGGTGTCGGGTTTCTTGCCTATCCAATGCTCGGCTTGAAATCGGTGGTCCCTTGCAGGCTCACCCAGTTCCTTGATGTGGGACGACTTGGCCCACCAATAGGTTCCGCCAAAGTATGGATAGCCTTCGGGGTTGTTGTGGTCAGCCATGTGAGGGAACTGATCCTTGGTAATCCAATGGCAGCCGACCGCATCGACTCCTTCGAGCAGTTGCAAGCAGCGTTCCCATGCGACGACGTTGAAGAAAGTCATGCTGCGATTCCAAAGTTGGTTGATGAGGGACGGGTCGCTTGCCCCCTTCGTATGGGCGTACAGGTACACGGCTTCTTCCTCTTGGCTCGCCCGGTACATTTCGGTAAGAGTTGCCTGCTCCCAAGCGTTAGTCCGGGTAACCACTATTTTAATCTTCAGGGCAACCATTGACCCTTCCAGCACCTCCTTGACCGCCTTGCGTTGTTCGGGTGGACCGACGATGCCGACACGGATTTCGTCCAAGACATTGATGAGGCCGTAGTTGCAGACCGCCATCATGTGCTGATTCAGGATTAACTGCCAATTCCCTCCGCAGTAGATGTGGTAGTAGTGAACAACTTTCATAAGGTCCAAAGGAGGGTTAGAAGGGTGATGATGAAGAAAACGGCTGCAATCGTCTTGCCGATTTCGATGAGCAGGTCAAGGATGCGTTCGGTGTTCATATTGCGATACCAAGTAACCCACAAAGGAAAAGAGCCACCTTGTAGCCAATAATGCAGGCAATAGCCGTAATGACAGTCGCACCGGTTAGCACCAATGTAAGCGTAAGAAAGAACTCCACGATTCGAGGAATATCGCCTAAATTTATGAGGATTACGTCTTTGATGTGCTTTAGGTTCATGGCTTAGAGGTTTAGTCCTGCAAAGTTAAACCACAACATACTTACCCGAGTTGCTGACCCTTAACTTGTTGAGAGCCACATACCGCATCGCATCGCAGGCGTGGTTGAAGGAGTCAATCGGGACCCCTGTGTTCTTGCCCTCTTTGTCGGTAGCCCAAGTGTAGGATCGCAGTTCCTTGATGAGGTTGGTCGAGTCCTTGGTTACCTGCAACTTGTAGCGTTTCAGGATGTCTATCCCATTCCTGACCGAATCGGGGCCTTTCTCCGCTGGCTTGATGTTAAAGCCAAGTCGGTAGATTTCCTCGATGCTCTTGGGTTCTGCTGAATCGGCCACTATCTCCCAAGCCCTTGTGATGCCCAAGGTCCGCAACTTGTCTGCGATGTCTTGATTCGTAAGGCCCGTGGAGTATAGCAGTTCTTGGATGAGCAGGCAGTCCCCTTGGCGGTAGATAGCGACCAATGCCGTAGGGTCGTTGCTAAAGCCCCAGTCAAGCCCAAGGGCGACGAATTTCGCTCGGCTGACATCTATACCCTCCACGACCTCGAAGTCCTCGTATATCGCACCCTGAAGCGTCCCGACCTGACCGAGGCCGTACACCTTCCACCAGTTCGCCCAGTATGCAGAGGTTTCGGCTTTGGTGCGGTTTAGTTCGATGTCCCGCTTGATGGTATCAGGCAGGGCCTCGTTGTCCTGATAGGTCAGGATGAGCAGTTCGGAATCGTCCTCACGCAAGACCTCGGTATGCGCCCAGAACTCATGCGTCGGGTTGAAGTCGATGTAGATGGCCTCGCTGGTACGGATTGCCAACTGGTAGTAGGACTCAAAGTCAATGTTGTTCGCCTCGTTGATGAATAGCACCTGCCTCCTTGCACCCCGGAGCCTTGCCTCTTGGTCAGCCGAGAAAAACTCGATAGTGCTACGGTTAGCGAACTGGTAGGTCAGCAGGGTCTTGTTCCACCTTGCCGGAACGAAGATGCCCTTGGCAATCATTATCTTGATGAAGTCCCGAATCGCACCCCTCCGAAGGTGAGGCACGGTTTCCCCAACGATGCTGATTTCGGTCTTCTTCGTGCAAGCTTGCTTGATCAGGACGCAAAGGATGCTGAAGGTCTTGGAGGCCGAGGTCCCTCCTTGGATGACCCTCTTGCGATGGGTCAGCGATTCAATCTTCCGCTTGGCGGTGGTGTTTATGACCTTCATCAATCATCTTCAGTCCATTGTTCAATAAAGACCTGATTCTCCTGCTTATCCACCAAAGAGTTCAGCCGTTGGGTGATGCTTGCGTTGTACTGACCGACCATACCCCCTTCGATTTGGTCTTGACGGATGACTCGCTTTATGCGTGAACAGATGGCTACATAGTCGTCATATCGCTTGTCCCTGTTTGTGAAATAGGTCCCAAGGTCCTCAATGATGCCTGCATCCGCACACCAGTTCTCAAAGCCTTCCAAGGTCAAGGGTCGCTCCAAAGGCTCATGCTGGGGGATAGCATCCTTGCCGGGGAATACCGTCTTGGTCCTTGGGTTTGCCTTGACCCCTGCCCGGTATGCCTCAAAGTACTCCCACATCTTTTCGGGGGTTTCGATGTACTTGCCGTTGCCCTTGCTGGTTCCCATTAGTATTCGATTTTGTCGATTAGGTCGCTAATCTTGTTTACGATTTTCATTTTCACTTCGTACTGGTTCGGAGCATTGGAATCGTCCACCGCTCCGATGCAGTCGCAGAGGGTCGTGATGACCATCATAAGCGAGTCCATCCGAGCCTGCACTTGGGCTTCGTCATCCTTAGCCTTCGAGTTCGCCAAGTTCCCGGAGTTTATTTCTTGACCATGAGAGAGCCGACTTACCGCCCCATAGGAGGTAAGAGATGTAACCGCAGTCGGAGGTGTCGTCAGCGTTGTCGTAGTAGGTTTCAGCCCGGGATAGGTAGGAGTGCATCCGCTTGATGGTTTCAAGGGAAATTGCTTCCCCGTTGGCTAACTGCTGCGCCCGGACCTTGCCTGTTTGCGTCGCACACTTGTTGCCGTTCCGCTCGTTGAGTTCTATCCCTCGCTTGGCATTGGCCCGAATCTCTTGGCCGTAGTCGGAGTATGACTCGAACTGCTGCCTTTTGTGATTCTCCCACGTTGAGCCACAAACCGCAAGCCGTTGAGCCGTATCGGGAAACTCCGTGGTCGTTGAGTTGTTGGACATACAACGACCGATGAAGCCTTCTTTGCTTTCGTTCTCGTTAGGGATTGGCAGGGGCATTCAGGGGGTGGGTTATGGTGTTTTGGTTGACTTCGAGGAACAGGTCCGCTTGTAGGTAAATGTATTGAAGAGCCGATTTTACGCAGTCCGCACACCACCAATTCGTAGGCGGTCGTCCGTGAGCGGTCAGGATGGCTTGCAGTTCCCCAACCGCATCGGGTGGCAGTCGCATGGTCAGCGATGCCACATATTGGTCCCAATACTTGCGATGCTTTTGGGCCACGATGAATTGGTCGTTGGTCATTTGAAGGTCCATTCCCGGATGATTATTGCGGTGGCAGATGAGGCGAGGCCAAGGATAGGGGCCAAGTACCATTGGCAGGTCGGCAGGGTCAGCAAGACCCCAAGCCAAAACCCGAAGCAAGTCATGCACGAAAACGGCTTCCGCTTCGCAAAGGGCAAAGCGTAGAACCACCCGGGCAGCACTCGGAACTCCACGACCGCAAGGGTCGCTAAGGCACTAATCAGGATTGGAAAAACCAGTATATCCATTTGCTTCGATTGCGGTTTTGATTTTAGCCTTGGCCTGTTCGATGGAGTAAATGATTGACCGGTACGGGATGCCCGTTTCTCTTGACATGGCCTTCATGTTGCCAGTCTGCATCAGCAGGTTCAGCAGTTCTTTGTCGTATGGGAACGCTCCGTCCTTGGCCCAAGAGTCCATTTCTTGCTGGGCAATGGCCCAAAGGTCGTCGAGCAGGGAGTCGTAGTCCTTGCCCAGTTCTTGAGTTTCGGGATCCACTTCGACCCGCTCGTCGTGATGACGGTACTTCTTGGCGAATTGATTATTGTTGCCCCGGTACAGGTTCATGATGAGCCGAACGATGTAGAATCGCAGGTAGCCTTGGACCTGCATCTTGGTAATCTTGTCTGGGTCTTTTTCGAGCAGAATCAGGACGACCTCTTGTTCGAGGTCCTTCCAAAGCGGATTGCCCCCCGTAATGGTGAGGCAAGCCTTGCGGATTTCTCCGCTGCGATAAAGGTCAAGGACGATGCTCTCTGCGTTCACTCACGCAAAGATTACATAGATTCATGCGGATGTTGCAGAAATTCTTTGGTCCTGTTGAAAACTTCCTTGCGAAGGTGCTTGATTGATGGTAGTTGCCACATTTGGTTGTTGAGGACCTCTATGTTGTGCATGACCGTGGCGTGGTCCCGATTGAGGATTCGCCCGATGCGAGAATAACTGTACATATACTCCGAATAAGCGATGTCGGCAAAGATGCTGCGTGCCAGCACAAATTCACGGGTCTTGATGTTGCTGATGATTTGGTCGGGGCTGACTCCGACGACCTCTGCCGTATAGCCGAGGATTGTGCGAGTGATTAGGTCCATGGCTAAAACGGGTTTGGGGGTAGGGGCATCCAATGGCTGACTTCGGTTAGGAACCAAGTTTGGTGTTCGTAGTACCAACGACCATCGCCCAGCCATGCATAGGCTTGATTGCGGTCGGTCGTGAATATCAGGACTGGCTCGTAAGGTTCCGGCATTCGGTCCAAGCATTTAATCCATTCCATGGTCAGGCGTTTTTGGCTTGAAGGATGCGACCGAGCAGGGTCCAGTTCACGGACCAAGCCTTGATGGTTTCGCTTTTGTCGGGTCGGTTGCAGTTGACGCACTCCTTGCGGATATGGAGTTGCCAGCGTCGGAAATCGGTTGGTGTGGTTTTCATGGGTTTGGGGTTTGGTTATTGGTTATTATTCTCAACGACTTGTCCTTCTTCAACAACGGTCATTTTGTAGTAGTCCGTTCCAAATCCGTATGCATCGTATTCGTTAGGACTGCCCTTTGGGTAAACTTTTTGAATATGCTTGTTTACGGCTTTGATGGCTTCTTCTTCGCTTTTAGCAATAGTGAAGAACGATTGCTCACCATGTCCTTGTGGTTGGAATGCGTATAGTTTCATCGGTTTGGGGTTTGGTTGGTCAGTTTATAGGCTGACGATGGGGGAGGTTTTGTCAGCGTGTAGGCTGACGGTTATACCCGAATGCGTATAGGCAAATCTACACAACTATTCCACACTTGCAACCACTCGCTGAAAATCCTCAACGCTTCGGATTACCTCGTACCTGTATCCTGCTTCTTGAACCACTCCCTGCCACCACTTTTGCGAAAGGGACTGCTTGCCCTTATCTGCTTTAAACTCCAGCATCACCGCACCGGTTGGCGAGAGCCATATCATGTCGCTGACCCCTGCGACCACGCCCATGGCCTTCATCACGCTGCCGGCATAGGCATTCGGTGCGTTGTTGTTGACCGTGAACAATCGTCCACGCTGATCGGGAAAGTTGTTCCAGTGCCACTGGAAGCATTCGGCTTGGAGTTTAAATTCTTGCATGAACTTACTTTAGGATTGGAAAACGGTCTTTATTGTGGAAGGCCCAGCCTGGCCTCCATCCCATGTAGCGGATGAACTCCAAGGCTTCGGCTTTGCTCTTGCATTGATTGTGCAGAACCCAAAACGGGCTGATCACTTTGGCCTTTGCCAGTTGAGCCTTTTGGTACATCGTGCTTTGCTTTGCCATTTCCATGCCTTGGGCCTTGGTCAGCATCTGCAAACTTACGACTTCGCCTGGAGGCTTTGGCTTTCGCTCGTATTCAAACTTGCAATGCTTGCACTCCATGGCAGCCACCGGTATAATGGCCTCGCACTTCTTGCAGTTCTTCACCCCACCAACGCCAGCGGATTCCCGTTTGCGTTTCTTCTTCAAGGACCATTCCCGATTGGTTTCCCAAAAGCCATGGGTCTGCACGTTGTTTCCGAAGTCCAGCACCGTGAACCGTGTCTTGGTTGGCGTTACCCTGGAGCCTCGGCCAACCATCTGCATGAACAGGGGTAGGCTCGCAGTCGCCCGGTAGAGGATGACGACCTCGATGCTTGGTTCATCAAAGCCCGTAGTCATCAAGTCGCAGTTGCAAAGGATTCCATCGTTGGAATGCTTGAACCACGCAAGGGTTTCGGCTCGCAAGGACTTTGGCATCTCTCCGTCAACGTGCCGGGCGTTAAACCCTGCACCCTGCAAAGCCTCGCAAACCTCCTTGCTCGATGCGATGTTGCTGGCAAAGACGATAGCCTTCTTGCCTGGGCAAACCTTGGCGTAGTTCTGCACCACCCCGGCAAAGACCTTCCGCTCGCTGAATCGTTGAGCCATTTGCTCGGTGTCGTAATCATCGCCCTTCATACGGATCCCGGAAAGGTCCTGCGTCATTCCGTAGGTCGTTGGTTCAGCCAGGTATCCTTGGCTGATCAGTTCCTGTACCTGCACCGGTGCATGGAGTGCTTTGTAGAACTTGGAGAGGCATTCCTGCTTTCCTCTCCGCAATGGCGTTGCGGTTGCACCGATGACCACGGCCTTGGGGTTGATGTATGGCAGCAGGGGGTTGAATGTCTGCTTGTGGGCTTCGTCAATGATCACCAGGTCCATCCGGGCCAAGAGGTCCGTGTATTGGGCAGAGTCCTTCCTTCGGCTGAATGTCTGTGCCATGGCAATGAAGCAGTTGCCGGAAACATCGAGCCGGGTACGGTTGGCCTCAATCAGCGTCGGCTTGATACCGAACTGGTCCAAGGCTCCGTTGGATTGCCGGAGCAGTTCAACCCGGTCCGTGAAGATGATGGCCTGCTTGCCTTTCTCTAAGGCCCGTGCCACCATGTAGGTGAACATGACCGTCTTACCGCTTCCAGTGGGGGAGCAGAGTATCAAGCGTCTTTTGCCCTCGGCAATGCTTGTCCGCATTTGGTCAATAGCGGTTTGTTGGTAGGGTCTAAGTGTGGTCACTTGTAGTTACTTTGAATTTGGATGAAGTGACTACCAAAATCTGCGTTTTTGATAGCGTGAAGGGGGTTGTAGTCAGTGTAGTCACTTTAGTTACTACTTTCTTTAGAGTATATATTATATGCACACACACACACACACACATGCACATATAAGCCCCTAAAGAAAAAACGCATTTTAAGTGACTAAGTGACTACACTAAAACGGATGTCGCTTATTATCAACCTTTTGGGCGTAGTCACTTTTATCGGCATTTTTGACCAAAAAGTAGCACGGAAGGAAATTCCGCTCCCGTCGTGTCATTTTCTTACAGCCAAGGGACTTTAGGACCGCTCCGAGTTTGTGCGAACTGATGTGCTGCTTGGTGCAGGTTTCAATGAGGTCCTTGATTTCGGTATTGCTCATCCACTTGCCGTAGGGGTCGCTATAATCCATCGGGATGGTGAATAGGTTTAGGAGCATTTCTTTTTCAATTGCCGGCTGCACGTTGTGCATGGTGTGATTGTTCAACATCTTGATTTCGGCCTTGGATAGTTGCCAGGCATCGGCTCCGTTCAATTTAAAGGAGTGTAGGGCTTCAATGAACAGGTCCGTCTTGTCGATGGCTGCATAGGCATCCCAGTCAATCTCGCTGATTACAATGGGCAGGATCCTACGGTTACCCGTTGGGTCGTTGATGACTTCCTCGTCGTTGCTCGTACCGCAAAGGACCGCATAGCGGTTCAGTTCCTCATGGACCCGGCCGTAGGGCTTGCGGATGCTAAATGTCTGCTTGGAGGATAGTTCCTTTAGTTTCTTGGCTTCCTGCTTGGATTTGCCACCAAACTCGTCATCGCAAAGGATTATCTTCTTGCACATGAGAATCTCATCGTCCTTGCCGGCATCCAGTTTGGATTCCCCGTAATAGGTCCGAAGTTCATCGGGCAGAAGGTTACGAAAGAAGTTGGTCTTGCCAATGCCCTGGTCGCCACAAAGCACCAGGATGGTCAAGGAGTATTCCCCGTGCATACTTGCGATGATCGAGCAGAGCCATTTGGTGATGCATAGTTGCACGAACGTATGGTCCTGGTTGGTTGTTCGGATGGTATTGGTCAGGGCCTCGATGCACCCGGTAGGATTGCGATGGCCGTGCCTGGCAAAAAACTGGGCGAATGGATTGTAGGTCGGTGTAAAGTCCGAATCCACTATTGCCCCGACCAGTTGCATGTTGACCTCCTTCTTGCCAAAGGCTTCCAGGCAGTCAACGTAAATATTGTTCAGGTCCACGTCGGTAATGGGTTGGCCTTTGTATTCAATGCAACGGGTTACTGCATTGCGTTTTAGGTCGAATGAACGCAAGAAAGCCTTTATTTGCTTTATCGGTGTATCCTCGGTGTCAGCGGATTTCAGTTCCGTGGTATCGAGTGCCATCGTGTTGGCAACGATTTCTTCAAGGCCATCGATGTCGATGTTGTCTATCTCCCGAAGTACCCGGACCGCTGCTTCCGTTGCTGCGTTGATGTCCTTGGGACCGCCATTGGTCCCGACACGCATGCGGTGGGACTTGGTTGTGGACACGATGTGCTTGGTGGTCTTGGTTTGAATCTCTACCCCTGCATTCTTAGCAAGCCACATGAAGGAAGCAAAAGACACTTGGTTTTGATTGGAGTTGCAAAGTTGCTTGTACTTTTTGTCGCAGGCTTCCGGGTTGTACTTGGGGGACATAGCACTAACTCGGTGGAACAGGTCTGCACCTGGTTCGTGGTATTTTGCAGCAATGGCAAAACCAATCTTGACCCAATCGGCATAGGAATCCGTAAGGTCTAATCGCTTGGCTTCGATTTGCTGAAGGATGTGTTCGACATCGTGTTCACCGTGTGGGTAGAACTTTGGAACCGGTGCAGCCTTGGCCTTGGGCAGATAGGTCTTAAATACCGGAACGGGTTTGTCGGTTATGAATGCGTCCGGGTCAAAACTCACGAACCGCAACCGGCTCACGTCTTTGCAAGCAGGATCCACGATGATGTGGTAACGGTCTGCCAGGCGTTTCTCTAAAGCATAGAAAGCGTCCAGGTGTCGGTCCGGCTCGATGCGGTAGTAGGCTGCATACCCTTGCCCCCCGGTGCTTTGATGCAGGGCGTAGAGATGTTCGTCCTGGCGGATTGCAAGTACGTCAACGCCTTCGTTGTCCTTGGCATCGATGTCGATGCAGATTATTCCCGAATGCGTTTCAAGGCCTTCCTTGCCTTGCTTCTTAAACTTACCGCTTGGAGTTACGGCTGAAAGCCTCCGTTTGGTTTCTTCGGTCTTGGCTTTGCGGTAGGCCATGACCTCCGTGTAGTAGATGCCATCTTTGATGTCCTGTATGTACTGCACAAACGGCATGTGGTCTTCGGGGACATTATTTCGCACACCGCCATTGGTGGACGCTTTGAACATTGATATTTCTGCCATAGGATAAGAAAAAAATACCCCGACTGATAGCAGCAGCCGGGGTAGGGGTTCAAGCATGACCCTTTATCGGTAGCATCACTTGGCTGCTATACAAGCAATGCGTCTATTGGTAAATGTATGTTGGGTGCAAATTTACCGCAACTTAGGGATTAAAACAAGATCAAAGCCATCCATTATTTCTGCAAACTCTTGCATTTTAATGTGCTTTTCCCATTTCAATTCACTTTGCTCATTTATCCGATATCGAGAAATTTGCCGTATTTTAATTATTGGACCTTCTTCATCCTTAGAAAGATTCCAAATTTTTGCGATGTACTGCATAATTAAAAAGGCATATCGCCATCTTGGGGTGCAAAATTTCCACCGCTGGTCTGCTGCTGGATTGGCTCTACTTTGCCGGATATGAACCGCTTGCCGTTGGATTCCTTGACCCACCCGGAGAGGCGCATCTTGGTTCCATCGGGAAGGACCACGTCGCCTCGGTAGTCCGGGCGTTTCGGGTTGTCGCCCTTATCATTGACGAACAGGGTGAAGGTGTTGGGTTGGGGGGTGTAACTCATGGGTTTTTGGTTTGGATTTGGTTAGGGATTAGTTGGTATTTGCGTCCGTTGTATTTTATGGCTTTGATTTGGGGTTGCGGTTGTCAACAATCTTTCCATCTGAATTTTCATAGTAGATAATTCTGCCTAGCGAATCAAATTCACGCTTAGCCCAATATCCATTTGAATTCTCAAAGTAAATACAATTACCATGCCTGTCTTTAATTTCAAGGACTTCATTGGCCTTAATGTCCCAGTTCAGCCATTGGCCGATTGTTTGTCCGTCTTTCATGGTTGGGGGTTGTAAATGGTTGGGGTTGGGGTTTCGAGTTTGTGATAGTACGATTTGGTTACTCCGACATAGCCGGAATTTAGGAGGTCGTGCAGCACCCGGTAGGTGTAGCGTTCTTTGTTGCCCAGCAGTTCAGCAATCTGCTTGGCTCGGTAGGGGCGGTCGCATAGCAACCTGTAAACCCTTACGGCATCGGAGGCTCTTCTCATTTGAACGATACGGCTATGGACGCTTTGGTGGCCTTGGCTGAACATACTGGAACCTGCTCGCCTGTTGATTCGTCAAAGATAGCGGTCTTGCCGGCTTGCCGAAAGGCTATCTTGAGCAGTTCCTCCCTCGCTTTGAGTTGCGATTTAAGGTCGGCATACACTTCGTCTTCCTCGTAGTTAGGCGTGAGGCTCCCTTCCTTGAGGGTTATCTCCGCTCCGAAGGCTTGGAAGGTCTTGCCGTGCTTGCTGGCTTCGTCGGCAACGGTCTGCTCGGTGGCCTTGATGGTGGCTTCCAAAGCCTTGACGATGGCCTTTAGTTTGATGTGGGCCTCGATGGGGTTGACCTCTCCGTCATTGATTCGGTCGGTCAGTTGCTGGGCGATTTGGGCTATCTCTGCCTTGCAGATGTCGCTCTTGGGGATGGTAATTAGGGTTGGGTAGGTCATGGCTTGGATTTGAAGGCTTGAAATACTTGGCTTAATGCCGGGGCGCAATAAATTCCCAAGGCATCGCATAGGCTGATGTACTCGGCAATGGTTAGGTGAATGACAACGATTTTATCGGTCAGGGCTTTGACCAGTTCCTCGCCAAGGGTCGGGTACTTTTCTTTGAACTCAAGGAGTTTCCGAAACTCGTCAGCGTTCATTTGTTCGAGTAGGTTCATGGTTTTGCAAGTTGGTTTTGGATGAATTGAATGCCTTTCTCGAATCGGGCAGGGGTCATGTGGTCGATATCCTTCATGAACTTCGCCTGCTGCTCCGCTGGGAGTTTCTCAAGCAATGCGAGGAAGTCCGCCTTGAGGGTTGCGGTGGTGAGTTCGTCGTAGGAAGGGACCAGTCCGAGTTTGTCGTTGAGGTCGCCAAGGCCCTGCTGGGCGATAGCCATCTGCACCTCGTTGGACGATGCGATGCTCGTTTCGATTCCGATTCCTATACAGGCCAAGGCACGGCCCCAAGCAGAGGTTTCGCAGTTCTCGACGTAACTTGTTTTGTTGATCATTGAACTTGTGCGGTCCTCGGAGGCGTGGCCTGTTGCACGGATGCGACCTTCGTTGTCCCGGATGACTGCACGGACGCAGCAGCGGTCGGGTTGCAGGTCAATGAGTTCGGATTCCAACGACCAGCCTGCGTAGGCTTGTTCGTTGCGGAAGTACAGGAGGCGTTGATTGACTTCGACGTAGTCTTTGCCTTTGATGTTGGTGGTTTTAAACTTGTGCATGGTTTTGAGGTTTAGTTGGTGATGAGTGCGAAGATGAATCTGCCGAAGAAGGCGATGCCGAGGCAGGCGGTCAGCAGGATGTAGCCCGTTGCGAGGGCTGCTTTGAGTTTGGCTTTGGTTTCGTGGTTCATGGTTTTGAGGTTTGAGGTTAAAAGAATGTGCGTTGGCGAGTCGCACCCCTCGGTTGGTTAGTTTCCTGATTGTGGGGCTACATGAATCGTCCAAACTTTTACTCCGTTTTCAATGGTTAAGGATTCGCCTACTTGCTTTAGTTTATTGGCGAACATGAATCCAAATACTGCGATAACGCTTAGGCGGTAGTCGCTGTAATCCCATTGCTTGTCGTTGATGCGGAAGATTTCGGTGGCTTGAGTTGTCATAATTTTGAGGTTTAGTGGTTGGTTTGTAAAGCAAAGATAATGCAGTCCAACCTATTTTGTGCCACCTCGTAGCAAAAAAATTATTTAACCCCCTTTGGATTGCATTGGAGGGGTTTTTGTACATTTACACCCATGCCCGAATACCACTCCCTCCGACCTGCCAAGGCCCTGACGAACGCCTTGGAACGGCTGATGATAGCCATTGACAACGCTGACCTTGAAGGCAACCACGCCCTTCTCTTGGAATACCGGAAAGCCTGTGAGTTACTGGGCTACGACCCGGCCATGGCTCAATGGCAGGGAACCAAGGAGGTCCACCTATCCAGCGGTCCCGATGTTGCCGACCCTGTTGCGGTCAACTACTTCCACAAACTAAACCCCGAAGAATGAGAACCATCACCCACCTCGTCGTCCATTGCACGGCCACCCCGAAGCATACGACTATCGCATCCATCCGCAAGCATTGGAAGGAAGCCCTCGGTTGGAAGTCGGTCGGCTACCACAAGATCATTGATTCAACCGGGAATGTAACGGTCTTGGCTCCTGATAGTGCCATCACCAACGGAGTGCAGGGACACAACGCCACAAGCCTTCATGTAAGTTATATTGGAGGCAAGGACAAAGATGACCGTAGTATCGGCCAACGTCAAGCGATAGCCGTGGTGCTGCTTGATTGGCTTAAGAAGTACCCTACCGCAAGGATATGCGGACATAGGGACTTTCCGGGCGTTACCAAGGCCTGTCCCCAGTTTAACGCTGAAAAGGAGTACGGCTACTTATACCTAACTGCCAGCGGTGTAGAACCTGTCGCAGGGAGCGAAGGAGGCATATAGGTCAGTACAACCTATCCGCAGGAGTGAAGGTGGCGTGAACTTGAAGTTCGGGACCCTTGTTGTCTTTGCTGGTATTCCGTGAGGTTTCCAATTTCAGCCAATAGCCTCCCAAAGGCTTCGGGCCTCTTCCTCGCTCAGTATGAAAGCCCATGTAACCTCCGTCCCATTCTTCCTTGTAAGTAGCCGTACGAAGTTGGTGAATAGGTTTTTGAATGAGGGTTT